AGCGGTGAATGTATAGAAACTCGTATTCAAGTGTTGTCCAATTGCGTCACCTCTGATGTAACCTTCAGCGGTTATATTGTTGCCAGACGAAATATCACCATCAGCGGATATATCGCCATCAGCGGTTATATTGTTGCCAGACGAAATATCACCATCTGCGGATATATCGCCATCTGCGGTTACATTGTTGCCAGACGAAATGTCGCCATCAGCGGATATATCGTTACCAGACGAAATGTCGCCATCAGCGGATATATCGTTACCAGACGAAATGTCGCCATCTGCACTGATATTTGATTCGGTTGTCATATCGCCAGTTGCGTTGATGTCGTATTTCCAATTATGGAGAATGTCAACGCCAAGATTTTCAGCTTTCACCACACCATTGATGATAAGTGGCTTTTGTTTGCTTACAGATCCTATTCCGAAACCCTCTTGACTTGTTGCTCCCATAATAATCTCCTTTTTGAAAAATAAATATTATGTAGTTTACATACAGCGTGAAAAAATTTAACGCTGTATGTAAAAGGTTTGACTAGCTTCTTACATTGATGCCATTTTTAACGACCATGTACATGAATGTGCGTTCATCATTGTCGCCAGTATGAAGTATGAATCCACCAAACCCGTTTTCAAAACCATCATCTTCGTTGTTTCCATTTGCATCGAGCTTTTCGATGTGTGCTGGATATTGATTGCGTCCATCACTATTGCCGTAATCGGATTGAATCACAAAAACGGAATAATGTTCTGGTCCGAGTGGCAATTCTGGAAATTTGACCAATGCTTGCCAGTTACCACTACCTATATTAACAGAAGTATCACAATTACCAGCAATGATGATATGTGGATCGTTAATGGTAATGTTCTTGATTGCTGGTCCAACCTTGCTGGCAGAACCATAACCTACGCCTGTTACGCTAGAAGCACCCATAATAGCCTCCTTGAAATTAAGGTGTAATTATCTAATAATATTTATCATTTGAATCGTAATTGTGATTGGAGCATGGAATAAATTTTGCGAAAACAGATATATACTTATATGACATATGAAGCAAGTCCAGAAACTAAATCTTTTCAACAACAAATTTTGTATGGAACCATACTTGGTGGATCATCTATTGTAAATCCAACACATGGTAGAAATTGTTATCTTGCAATGAGAGACAATAACCTTAATTGGCTTTCATATAAAATCAATGAATTGAAAGATTTTTTTAAGTTAGATAGCACTACTATCAAAAAAGATAAAAACACATATAGATGTTACTCTGTCGCATATCCTTGTTTCAATCAACTTTATCGATCCTTCTATAAAGATGGTAAAAAAACTGTAACTAGAGAAATTTTAGAGTCTTTGAATGATCTTGCTTGGATGGTTTGGTATGTTGATAGTGGTAGGAAAAGTAAAAGAAAAGTGTATCTTAGAACCCAAAAGTTCGGAGAAGAAGGTTCAAATATTATTGCAGAATATTTTAATTCTTTGGATTGCACATGCACAATAAAGAAACAAAAAGAAAGATTTGAAATAGTCTTTGACAATAAAGGCTCACAAGAATACCTCAAGACATTTTCGCATAGATTACCAAGCTTTATGGTAAATGATTAAGAAATTAAAATTTTCATGATTTGAATTTGATTCAATTGTTGAATTATCGTATGATTCAATTAGATATTACAACGACACATTATGGAATATGACCATGAGTACAAAGTGCAGTCTATATTATTGTGAAAATTTTCATCTTTATCGTGAATCATTTGATGAAAAATCAATTTATCTAAAAATCAATAATGAAAAAATAAAAATAAAAATTGAATTTTCATTGCAAGATTTTGCCAAAATATCTGCATGTTTCAATTTTGATTCTTTGAAAAAACAATCAGAAATTACTGATGAAGATATAAAAAATTATGTTGAAAATTCAATAAAATTAAGAGATACCGATGGAATTGGATCGCTTTTTGGTATTGGTGTATATGGATCAACTTTATTGCCAAAAGAAACCCAAATTGAGAACGGTATTAATTTCTTTGAAGAAAAAAGAAATTCAATAAAATTAATTCTAGAACAGATAGAAAACAAAAAAACATACGATATACCATTTGGTCTAGAAGATATTATTTGTGAGAATTCCAAAGTTGTGAAAATTTAGATCTCTCTTTTTCTGTAAACTTTTCTTTATATTCCCTGACGATATTCATGTGAATTTCTTTAATTTTGATGCATTGAGTGCATCTTTCTCCACAATAATTCCCATGTTTTGCACAAAAATTATTCATCTTCTTCTTCCTTAAAATAATCAAATATATCATTTACTAGTTGCATTAATTTATATATAATTATGTAAATTATGCAACACATCAACAACTCTTTTAAAAACATATAACTCCTTTATCTACATACTAATAATAAACTAAAATAAATTTTTTTCAAGGTAATTTATGATTAAAACAAGAGAAGATATTTGGATGCACCTCGATGAATTAAATTGGTCGAAAGTATTCATCATGTTTTCAGTTAAATACAAAAAAAAATTAAAAATTGTTGATATTGAAATTCAAAGCGTTATGCGTATTACTAAATGTGGGAAAAGTAATGTTGATTTGGAAGATGAAATCCGTAAGGAAAAACACTTCCTCACAGAACCAATCTATCAAGAATATGAATATTCAAATTGCAATTATAAAGTAGATGGAATGTTGACATGGAACAATGATTCAAAAAAGGTTTTTTTAAGTGGAAAAACGACAAAGAAATTAATTGAACAATTTAAAAAAGAAATATGAATATATATTCATAAAGGAGCATACGATGAAATCTTTAATTTTGGCTTTGGTTATTTTTTTAGGCTTTAGTGGTATTTCAGAGGCACAATTTATCGTTGTGTATCCACAAGTGAGACACTACAACAACTACAATTATAATAACTATGGATATAACTATAACTATAACAATTATAATTATGGTTATAGATATAACAACTATAATTACAACAATAATTGGAACAGATATGTAACGCCAAGTGGATATATGCCATTCAATAATCCATATTTTCAGATGGCAACACAAGGAATAGGTAGAGGCTGGTAGTCGAAATTACATTCCACAACCACCAGAATACTTTTCTTCATCTTCCTTGTCGTGTTTGAACGCATGGAAAATATCAGAAATGTAAGCACGGGATACAGATATCTTATACTCCATCCATTCTTCAAGTTGATCATCAGGAGTCAGCATTTGTAAGATCATACTCGCATCATCAATTATATCTTTCAAATTACGCATCAACATGTCATTACCATCATCGGAAACTTCGTTTCTTAAAGTAGGAGAAGGTATAGATGTCGATGATTCACACATGTCAAAATATTCACTCTCACTTATAATGCCAGCTAAGTAAAATTTATAATTTGGATTATTTTTGTCTATCATGATTATTTGTCCTTTTGATAATAACGAGTATTTTTATTGTTTCAATCATTTCTTTTTTATTTCAAACTTACGGACAGAACCTTTTTCCTTATCCTTAATTCCCATCTCATGTCCAGTTTGATAATCATCATTATTTCCAAATAACTTAAATTTTTTACCATTTAAAGCATCTGTATAGCCACTATAAAATGATTCTGATATAAATGTTGTCATCGCACAAGGCTTTGCATATAAGACATCATCAGTAGTCTTGCATAAACTGGTATTTTTAAATTGTTCTTTATCTTTCATAATTCTTGGAAATCCACTGTATTCACCTTCGAAATTCCTATGCCTGATTCTGCCGCATCCCGAAGTTACAAAAATAGCAACAACTAAAAACAACATAATCATTTTATTCATATTATCTCCTAGTCCATTAAAATTATATGATTATCATATATATGTATGGGAGAATATAAAATGAACGATGAGAAAAATTTTATAAATGTAAATCAACTGAAGCAAGAATTAGAATCATATAAAAAGTTTGCATTCTCCAATAATCTAATTGCATTGGCTCTATCTCTAACTATGGCTAATGCCACAGAAAAAATAGTAAATAGTATTAGCGAAAATTTATTGATGCCAATTATAAATTACTTTGTTGATAACACTGGAGAAAACTGGAGAAATCTTATTTTTGTGCCAACCACGGGTCTTGAATTCGAAGTTGGAGCAATGATGAATGGTTTTTTAAAGTTCATATTCACTAGCATTATTGTCTATATCTTTTATACAAAGGTTTTTAAAAAAAATGCAAATATTCCAATGGATGAATAAACACATAATACCAAGAAAATTTGAAAAAATAAGAATAGGTAATAACAAAGATGGAGGATATGTTCTTCCTAAAAAATGTGTTGATGAAAGTGATCTTTGTATTTCTTTTGGATTAGGAAATAATATTACTTATGAAAAAGATTTATTGAATAGAAATAAAAAAGTTATTGGACATGATATTATTGCAAAAGAACAATATGAATGGGCAAGAAAAATGAAACTTGATACCTATGAAAAATTTGCAAATATACCAGAAGTACAACAATCCAATAAAATAGTTCTAAAGATAGATGCTGAAGGTTCAGAATGGAATTTTTTCAAAACAATGGATATGCAACATTTTGGAGAAAAAATTTCTTGCTTTGCTTTTGAACTACATCTTCATATGAATCCTAAAAAAACACCATTATCAGTTATGGAAAAGATGTTCGATACGCATTATGTCGCTCATGTTCATGGGAATAATTATGGTGGTTGCAGGGAGCTAGTTCCAGTTGCTTTGGAAATTACACTTGCAAATAAGAAATATTTTGACAATCCACCAATTGATATTCAAAAATATCCTATTAAAAATTTAGACTATGTAAACAAACCAAATGGCATAGAATTAGATTTGCCTTGGCTGCAGAATATTAAGGTTTTGTGATTGACCTTTGCTTCGATATGACGCTAGTATAGGTATTTGTTGGCGAATAACCTGCCAATGTTTAGATACCCAATCTATGAATATTTTTTCAGCCCGAACAGGACCAACCTCACTTGTTGTTCCTGTTGTTTGCAATTCAAGCTCATGAGTGCATTCGTGAACAATTGTGCTGGCTATTTCAATTATAGCATCTAAAGTATCTCCGTGAGTTGCTAAATGCTTTTGAACATTTACACGAATTACATCTGATGGCTGTAATTGATTTACATCTATATCTGGAATGTATTTTTTGATAACTGCATTGGGAATTGTATTTAACTTTTGATTCATCATAATGTCAGAACCAAATTTCATTTTGATCTTGTTTATAACGGAAGACCCTACAATTTTTTTATTTTCTGCTGAACTATAAAGACCATAAGCACCTGCTTGCAATGACGCAATGGTGCTTATGTTTTTAAGTAACTTCTGACCCGTCAATCTATCGTAAAGCTGTACCAGTTGTACTGAATATTTGGCACTTTTATATGCAGAATCAATTTGGGTCTCATCGACATTTTCTGTGCCAATCGTAGAACCTTGCTCATAAAACCATTTTGAAAAATTCATAATACCTTCCATGAAAGTATCTATGATTCAAAATGTTAATTTACTATTGAGGAATTTGAATTCCACCAGAAGATGCAACTACGATTCCACTGCCAAATTTGCTGTTGTATGCGTTTTTAATCTCATCGTCTGGCTCTCCATACGCAACAATGTGAGACTTATTTATAGTCATTTTTTGATCTTTGGCAAAAGGTGCATATGGCATCATACCAACGCCTTCTCTCGAAATAGCAAAAATCATCGGGTTCTTTAAAACAAAAGTATCATTGTCAGAAGATAAAGTTTGTGCAAGAACATCTTCACCAGTAGAAATTTTCAAATATTCAATTTTCATAATGTATCTCCTTAGAAAGATTTAACTTAAAAGAATATAACATTTATGTTTCTAATTGTAAATCATTTATTTTATTTGGTTTTTTCTAATTGTTGTCGTTGTCATGTTGTTTTTTGTTTTTTTTAGCATTGTAATTTTTCGTCATTGCTTTTGATCTGCATTCCTTGCACCTTCCGCAAAGACCATCTCTTCTCGTATTGTCGGGCGAGAATCTTGACAATTCTAGAATTTGACAGCAGGAAGAGCATTCTTTTTTACCGTCAGCTATATGAGGATTGTTTTTTTGCAAGTGTGGCTTCGGTCTACTTCCTGCTATATGACCTCCCTCACGCTCACATATGTAGCGACCATTTCTGGCTATATTCTTATCGTGCGTAAGTCGTAGCGGAGTATGTTCCTCGTTGCAGAAGGAGCAATGGACTTCCACAGTGTCTTGGGCAATGTGTTTGTGATAGTGCTTCTTGGCTTTCTTGCAGTTAAGCTCTTTGCGGAATGCAACCCAATCAAAATCACCTGTCTGTGAGCGAACAATATCAGACCAGTCACGCAGTTCTTTATCAGTCATTCCAAAAGTTTTTTCGGTGTAAACTTCGAAACTCCATCCTTGCGAGTCTGCAAACTCTTTACTGTCATTGATTTGATCGATGTTGGCTTGTTCACAAAGACGAGATTCTGGCTTAACCTCAATAGATTTATTATTGCCATCCGTGTATGTAACGAGACAATCCAAACATCGCCACCTTTCCCCTGCTTGATAGGATATTTGAGTTTGATAGGTTTTTACAGATGGGTCAGCATCTAACTCATAGCAGAGTCGCAGTTCGTATGACGATCCATAGAATACCAATCCGGCTTTTTTAGACTGGTGCCAACCTTGCCTCTTCTTGTTTTCAAACTTGTTTTCTGCATGAGCCTGAGAGGTAAGAAGGGAAAGTTTCTTTTTATGAGATAGACCTTTTTTCGTTTTGTAAAACTCTAATTTAGCCTCAGACATTTTTTTGCGAGTTTTTGCAGATCTTTTGATGCCTTTCAGCGACCTACTGATATTTTCTTTCCGGTCTTCTGAGAATTCTACATCTTTGTGGCGTTGCTTCATGCTGCAACTTCGACACAGATATCTTCCTTTGCTAATTATTGTAGTTCTGGCTTTTTCTTTAAGAACAGTTCTCTCACACCCACAGTCCGAACAGTGCATGTCAATGTAGTGTTTCATTCCTACAGAATTCCATTTGGTATCAAATTCTTCTAGTTGCATTTTTATCTCCTTAACTGTTAATGATACACGCATCATAACACATTAAATGGTTTCCCGCAACAACCTTTTTAAATAAATTCTTAAAGATGTGAGTGCAAAAAAAACCTAGCCATCCGAAGATGACTAGGTTTTTTTATTTGTTCATACTGCTTGTTTTAAGCAAATTTTATCATTATTAGATAATGAAATTCGCAATCGACATTCTTGCGTAGAATTTAGCACCCTCACGAAGCAATTTCTTCCCGTACCTTGTCAAAATACCTTTTCTGGGGCAAAAGCTCTCTGGATCGAGAACAACAGGTGTTTGAGTAAGAGGAACATAAGGGCAGTAGAAATATCCTGAGTCAAGATATGAATCGCCTTTATAGCCCATAAGGATTTGATTGCTTTGGAACAATGGATCTTTATATAATCTCCAACGATTGTTCACAGTTCCGACATACTGGATGCCAAGGGAGCTAGTGAATGTTTCGCTAGGAGCAGGAGCGAAACCAGCGGTTGCGGTTTCGAAGATCGAAGCAACTTCGGGAGATGTAACGATGAAGTTAGCACCACCACGAAGGGTCTTACGATGAATAACTGAGGAAATTTCAACGATCTTCACATAGAGAGATTCGTATTTTTCCTTGATGGTATCACCTAAGGAGGTGTTGAAGTCCCAAGCGGTTACAGTACCAGCATTTTGACGGAGGTCGGTGAGGACTTCACGATCAATTTCAAGATTGATTTCTTGAGCAAGAACTGCGGTCAATTCGGCTTCAGCGTCCAAGTTGTGTTGCGAACGAAGATCTTGTTGAGCTTCATAAGACCATACAGCCTTCAACTTACGGGTCTTGGCGGTAATATCTTCAGATTCAACAACGAGGTTGATTTCTGGAAGGTCTTGATTACATTCAAGATTAGATTCGTAGCTCATCACTACGCTATTAGCACTAGGATCACCATCCCAAGTCAATGTTAATGCACCACTGGTCAAATCAATTGAGCCACCAGTTACAGCGGGTGAAGGTGAGCCAATTTCAGTTTTATTGAATGCACCACCAGCACTAAAATTGAATGTATATACTGCTGTAGCACCATCGTAGATAGTACCAGTGATAGTACCAGCCAAAATTGGTCCTCGTTCAAGTGTGAAGTTGGAAGTGGTATCGCCACCTGCATCTACTAGTCTCTCGTTCTGAACGAACTGGTGAGAATAGAAGATATCAAGGTTTGCAGTACCATCAGCCTTCTGCATCAATGAATTTGCGTCATCACCGGGGAAGCCTCCATTATTATCTGCACCACGGGTAGCACCCTTATTGGATGAATAGCGGAAGCGGAGATAATAAACAAGACCAGTAGGTCCAAGCAAAGGCTGGACGGATACGATCTTATTAGCGATCAACTGTGGGTAAATCCTACGAACCAATGGTATGGAGATTCGTTTGAATTGTGCGATGTCAGCGGTGTCGGTAGACACTTCGTTGATAAGGCGTTGGTTTTCGAGAAGAACTGCTGTGGCTGCACGAGTATTACGGTCTTCGATTCCATTGAGGAGACCAGTTTTAGCCCAGCGTCCTTCTAACTCTTTAGCTTCATTTAAAAATCTAGCATTAGCGTTCATATTAAAATTTCCTTTTGTTAGAATTTAGCTTTTACTTTGGTTTTTTCACACCTGAAAGAACCAAGATTTGGTCTAGTTCACTGCTGTTGTTGTTGTCATAATTTTCCGCAATTACGACTTCTTGATCAACAACCTTATTACCTCTCCCCGTTACATTCTGTGCTTTTTCAACCCTTGCATTCTGTTCTGTAATTACTTCAGACTTTTTTCGACTTTCAACCGCCCTTGTTTGCTCTGTAATTAAATTTTTAGCATAGCGTACATTTTCATTAAGTTTGGTGTTTTCGGTAGAAAGCCTGATATTACGGGCTTCCATAATTCGAAGTTGACCTTTAAGTTCATCGGCTTGTTTGACTGCTTCTTCAACTTTTGCTGAAGAGACATTGTTCACTTCATCATCGGAAAGATAATTGCTGGTGAGGTCAACAATCTTATCGAGAACGACCTTATGTTCAGCCAAGCGAGGATCGGTTACGATGTCCTTGCGAGCTTGTTCATAGATTTCTTGACCCTTCACTTGAAGGAATTGATCTACCTTATCAACAATGTATTCCTTCATTTCATGAAGTTTCTTGTCGTATTCTTCGTACAGTTCTACTTCAAGAGAATTGTTTTTAGCTCTTTCAGATTTAAGCATCTGATAAGCTTCTTCATATCCTTCTTCCATAGCTTGCTTGTACTCTTCGCCTTGAATATCAAGACGATTGCGAAGATCAGCAATGATAGAATAAGCTTCTTCATAACCTTTTTCCGCAGTATTTTCTGATTTGTTTAGTTCGCCAGAGAGATCTGAATATGCTTCTTCAAGCTTTTCATTATACTCTTTTTCGAGACTTACTTTAGCCTGATCTAGCATCTCGCTGATAGCAGAAGATACTTCCTTTACATCGGACTCAGGCAACAATTTCTTGATCGCTTCCATTATCTTTTCCATTAGCCTAACCTCACTTTGCTAGTGTTTCGTTTTAAGAAATAATCAAACAATTTTTGATTTAATACTTTTTGTTTGATCCTCGATTATTCCACCCAAGCAAGCAATTAACGCTTCTTTGCTAACTCTATGTATGCCGCTACTTTCATTTTTAGCAGGTATTTCCATAGAATTATTTATTGGAGCGTAATTTTCTCGCTTGTTATTTACTACCTTCTCCTGAAAGGCAGCGTGTGTGCTTGGATCTGCAACCGCATCAAAAGTTAAGAGTTTATAGCTCTCGCCAATGACAAGGATGCCGTTCTCGTCCACTTTGCCGTTGCCTACGCCACGGCTACTAATTCCGACTCGTACACCATCATTGATAAGTGCTTTGAGGATTCTTCCATGTGGAGTATTAAGAATCTCTCCCTCACCCATGAGGTTATTGCCTTCCCACCATAACTTTGTAATGACATGAGATGCCTTTTCAAAGTGAATGATAGAATCAGTGGGATGGTCAAGTTCGCCAACCAACCCACGAGATTCAATTACTGGCAAAAGTTTCTTTACATTTTCATCGAGGACTCCGTGTGGATACATCCTCTTATTTTTGTTAACAGCTTCGGCTTCTTGGAATTTTCCTCTAAACTTAGTGAGTCCTTTATCAGTGGATTCATTAAGACTTAGAAAGAGTCCTCCATTATTGCAGGAGTCAACAAGTAGCATTTTGTTGTCGCTCATTCATCTCCTTTTATTCAACTGGTTGGGATATTTCAGCCTTTGGATGCATTGGATTATTGAGGTTTGGCCAAGTATCATTCGACTGGAATGTGCCAATTTCATCATTATCCTTATCAGCGCCCTTTTCGCCCTTTAGGGTGAAAGTGAATGGATCAGGAATGTAAGGGTTACTTAAGGATGGCCAAGTATGGTCACCACCGTCATTACCCAAAGCATTATGAGCCATTTCTTCATCTCCGCCCAAATCCTTTCCATCACTTACAGGTGCATGGTTAACACCATATTCATCCCTTCCATTAAATTTGGAGGGAACTGCATCAGTTTGTTTTGCAGACCAAGTATTCATGGGGTGGTCTCCACTTACTGAAGTGTGAACTCCTTGATCTTTCCATTCGCCAGAGTTATCAATATTGGCTTCAACTAAATCATTGATATAATCAGCGATTTCTTCAGCCATTTCTAATGATGGAGATTGAGTTTTGCTTAATACAGCTTCAACATCATACATGAAACTTGCGGTTTCAATCTTAGTTGCTTCGTCACCGATTTCGCTTGCTGTTTTGTGCATTTCATGAAGAGCTTTATAAAGATCTGAGAAAACTCTCATATCGATACTTTCGCTTTCATCAAGTTTTGAAAATAACTTAGTGGCTACATTTTGGAATTCCACATAAGCATCTTTGCATTCTTTGCATTCTGCGGTGATATCAGTTCTAACACCAGCAGCGGAGCCAATTTTCTTTACACGATCTGTATATGCACTGTGTGCGGTTCTAAGAATTGCTTCGGCAATAAATTTGCAAGTATCATCATCATAATTTGTGATATTTGCTATTTCGAAAGCTTCAGCGATATTGTTAGTCAATTCTTCTTGAGTTAAATAAAGAACTCCGGGGAATTTGCTAACCATGTTTTCTAGAGCTTCTTCAAGGGAAGAATTATCAGATGTGTTGTTATATCGCTTTAATTCAGCGATAGCCTTTACAAATGTTTGATTCTCATTAAGCTTCTTGGCACTACCACGAAGAATTTTTAGATCTGTATCAATTGTTTTCCATTGGAAGGAAAGGATTTTACCTTCATTCCTTTTTTGTGTATTTGGAATAGCTACGGCAACAATATTTCCTTTATCGTCAGGTTGAATTATAGATTCGGTCAACATATGACCATAATTTTTGTATTCAACATAACCAGATACATTATTGGCTAAATTAGCCCATTCTTTCATATTTTTCACTGCACGAACATAAGTTCTCCAGCGGGGATTTTTGGATTGTCCAAGTTTCCTTGCGGCTGTAGCTCGCTTACGACCCAATTCTTTCTTTTTGCTCTTCGAAATTTTTCTCTGACTTAGCTTCCTCATACGAACACGCTTTGCTACTAAGCTGCGTGGTTGTCTCTTGTGGAATAGCTTGCTGCGTTTGCCAGTAGGTTTGGAAACCGATACTTTAAATGCAACTGCTTCGCTAATTTGTTTGCGAACATTTGGTAGCGAGAAGTATTCGTCAAATTTATTGTCAGCGATTTCATCCTTGCTTTCGATAATTGCATCAACCATTTCGGAAATGGTTTGTCTTGCACCTTTCTTAGCGGATTCTTCATCGATAACAAGTTCTTGAATATTTTCAAAAATAACTTGATCATCTTCTAGCTTGTAAATTGCATTGATGAAGTTATCATCAGCGGTTTTGTAGGTAACAGCGTTTTCGGTGAAAGAAAACAACTCAACATCAATGCCGAGAGTTTTACCTAAAATGTCTTCAGCAAGAATAAGTTCTTCTTCAATACGGGTTAAAGAATTTTCTTGCAAATTTTTGAATGCTTCAAAGCTTATAAGTTTTCTTTTCATGTCTCATCAACTCCTGTGCCTGTAAGTTATGATTTATGTAGCACGATTTTCAATGCTGTCATTATGCTATATATTACTCACGCCATAATATTTTAAATCCAATTTTAAAAAATAGATTAACACTATAAAAATTAGATCGACAATATAAAAATAGCATCTATCAACTATATAAGTATGCTTTTGGGATTAAAATTGAGGTAAAAAATGAAAACATTTCAACAATATATTGAAGATGTCGCAATGGATCTTGGTCGTGAAATCGCTGGAAGAGGTCTAAGTGCATCAAAAGGACCAGTACTAGCTCATCTTCTTCGTGCTGTTCGTATTGCAATTGCTTCCGACCCAACTTTTGCTAGAAGACTACTGACTTTGTTGCAAAGCGAAGGTGGAGATGTTCAAGCAGAACTAGATAAATCAAATATGGACGATCTTAATGATTCTGCATTTTTGTCTGGTTTAAGAATGGCTGCAAAATCTGGTTTGAAAACTACTAAAGATGAACCAGATGTAGTTGCTCCAAACGCTTCTGACATGGCATAATTATTTCTGGAACCAGTATTGATGTGCTTTTTTAAGACTGTCTTCAGTTAATTCAAATCCTGCATTATCAAAAACAACTGAATCTATAGAGCAGAGTGGACACAAAGCTGTCTGCCCTGCATCTGTATATTCTTTTACATCATTTGCTTTAAAAATTTTAGTGCAATGATAGCATCCAGCATTCACTGCTACATTTTGTAGATTTTTATTTTTAAAAGCAAAGTGTGCTAACTGTTTAATTGTTATCATATTAACTCATTGTGCTATCATCACGATCTTCGTGATCTTGTTCTATTCCATAATTTATAATTTCAAGATTGTACTTTTTCAAATCATTTTCTTCAGCATCTGGAATTTCATCTGTTGCTGGTGCTTCACCTTCTGGTGGTGGAGTTTCACCTTCTGGCGGTGGTGGTGTTTCGCCTTCTGCTGGCGGTGCTTCGCCTTCTGCTGGCGGTGGAGCTTCTGCACCAAGATCTGGAGTTGGACCACCAGCTTCAGACCCTATTTCTTTTCCTGCTTCTTCTGGAGTAGGAACACCAACGCCTAGCAATTGAGGATTTTGAGACATAATCTGAATTTTTAGATCTTCTAATTTTTGCAATTTAAGTCTGCTCAACATCATAGATGTATCTTCTTCTGAATACATTAAAATTCTTGTATAGATATCATAATCTGACATTAACAAACCGCTTTTCAAAGATCCAGCATTTGTAAGTCTTGCTGTTTTTACTTCGGCTCTTGATAATTCTCTCCAATCTGATGGTGCGGTCATACGAACTTTTAGATCTTTAAACATTTCTTGTGGGAATCCACGAAGCTCAAGATGTCTTTCACATATATCTAAAATTCCATCTTCGAAGTTTGATTGAAGTCTTTCTATCATTCTTGCAAATTTAACATCTTGTGCTGATAATGTAATTCTAGTTGCATTGACATCTTCGCTTGAAAAATAATTTTTTGGGAAGTTCAATGAAACAAATAATTTATTTCTAAAATAAACAGCATCATCGATTTCTCCAAGGTTTTGTGCGCCCGGAAGAGTTTCAATTCTACTATTTGCATTTGGACGAACTGGAACCCAATAGTCTTCATCTTGTGCTGGAGGTTGCCATCTTTCTTCTACAAGGTTTGCACCTGTTGTTGCACGATTTCCAGCAGTTTTTCTTTTACGAAATTGATCTTTTAATCTTTCCATAAAAGCTTCTGCTTTAAATGGTGGAAGTTGACCAACATCTATATAAAAAACTCGTCTCTCAGGCGCCCTTGTAAGCCTATATACCACCATTGCATCTTCCATAAGTCTTAATTGATGTGCTGGTCCTCTAGCTGGTTCGATAAGAGATTGTCCGTAAGGATAAAAATTTCTTCGGTCATCTCCAATTCTCATATGTAAAACTTGGGATGGTGCAAATCTTATTGCTGTAGATTGGGATAATTCTGCATCACTTTGTTGTGATACATCTCCTCTTGCCAATGCTTGATAGTCTGGACCTTCTTTTGATTGTTGGAATTCAATTAATTTTCCTTTAATTGTTTCAATTCGATACATTGTCTCTGGTGGCAAAGGTATAATTTTATAGATACCCTCAGCTGGTTTATCTGGATTTATAACTATTTCAAAAAATTTGTCACCATGAACAATCATATCTTTGAAGTACACATAACCATATCTGTTAAGATTTAACATTTTTCGATGAAGAAGCAAAAATTCAATTTCTTTTCTAACTTCATCATTTTTGCACTCAATAGTCATGATATTACCTGTATCATTCTTTTGGCAATTATGAAGGATTACAGAGTCTGTTGCAAAGCACAAATGTTTCTCAACTGATATATCATAAACATCCATTTCTGGACCTTCGGACACACTAACAACTTTTCTTACCGTTGCTCTCCTGTGCAATTTTCTAATTTCTTTTAGTGTGAATCCGTTCCTTTGAATCATACTATCGATGGTATTCCAATCATGTTCCATTATTTTGGCGATTTGTCTTACTGGAATGTCGCTGCCAATTAGTCTGCAAGCTCTATTTAACTTTTCATATTCTGGAGTTATTTTGCCACTTTTCCAATCATCTACAAATTGTCGTTCATGAATCCATCCTTTATCAAATGAAAATATTCTTGGAAATTGATTTACTCTAAGATTTGTTAAATTTTGATTGGCTGAAATGCGATAAAATGGCATTAATTCATCGCCAAATTCAAGTTCTCCGCAAGGAATCCATTCGCCATTGCGTTTTAAAATTCGATGATCTGGTGTTGCATATATGATTTTTCCATCATCTAGAACAACTTCAACAGTTTTGGCTTTCTTTACAAGTCTTGGAGCAAATGCCCATCCAAGTGTGTAATCTCTTTTTTCTAAGTTATAGCAATAAACTAAAAATCTTTCATTGGCTTTATTTTTTGTGAGCCATTCTATAGTTTGGTAGCCATGTGGAGTTGCAATCAATGTATCTCCGCTGACGCATGCTTCATCAGCGAATACGGTCATAGCCATTTCAATTTCTGGTAAATTTCTTAGTCTTTCGTATTCTTTATATCTTGAAGATCGATTACCAAGTGTGGTAGTATCGATCATATCATAGGTTTGACGAAGGTTGATGTAATTACTTGGACCTTGTCCAGCAACTAATTCGCCACCAGTTTGCAAAGCATCAGCCTGAGAAATCCCTGCACCAGAAAATTTAGAAGAGTCTTTTCTTTTTGCTAGTGGGTCTTTTTCTGTGGCGTATGTAAATAGCTTAAAAAAATCTGACCAAAGTGTCATAATATTCCTCTACTTATATTAGTGTGCTTTCTTAGTTATTGTATTATCCAACTTTTTTAGGGCATTCGATGAAAAAAGTTCTATTTATAATGAGTCATATTGGTAGTGGATCTAATGAATTATATGGTTTATTGAATAACGAAACAAGAATCATGGGATTTGAAAAAGATAACATTTATGATACACCATTGAGATTGTTGGGTCTTACTGAAAATAAGCACAAGTTAAATAATTCATCAAGAATATACATGGATCACTTACTGTATAATTATCAATATAGTCTTAAGCCCAATCAATTTTGCCAATTTATATTTTTGGTAAGAGAGCCAGAAGCAACGATTGATTATCTTATAAATCAAAAGATTTATAAAAAAAATGATGCAAAAAGATATTATCTTTACAGAATCAGAAGATTGTGCGAATTAGCAAAAAGAAATCCAAATTCTGTTTTTTTGACACATTCTAATCTTCGTGAGGGAAAAGGTTTAGATTTAATATCAGAATATATTGGATTGAAAAATCAATTAAGATTCAGTCAAGATTTTATTATTCCGTCTGGAAAAAATACTTTGCAATTACAAGAATATGAAAATTTATCTAATGCTTATGAGAAATATATTTATTTTGCAAATAAAGTTTGTAACAAATATGTTAAATAGTTTATGAAATTTAAAAATTGGTTATCTAAAAAATCTGAAAATTTTAATATTGGCATTTCTGATATTGGACCTGATTCTCATGATATGCTCCCGCCCATGGATAGTCCGGGAGCATTTCAAACAATTGGCGATGATAAACCGCCAGTAAACAAGAAAACAAGACCTGCAAAGAAGTGTAATTGTCGAAAAAAATAATCATTTTGGAAAAAGAATATAATTCTTTGGAGCCAGAAAATTTAAATTTTCCATATCAATTACTTTAATTGTTGATGCCAGCCATTTGTTTGGAATGTGATCCACATCAGCATAAACTGCACAAATCCAACCATCCCATCTACGGTTAAATTCATCGATTGTCCAAGTTCTTACTTTCAATTCTTTATCGCTATTGTTGATATATTTGATAATTCCTTTTGCTTCGTCATAGTGAACCATGACCATAGCATGACCGGGAATACCAAATAATACACCACGCTTTTCTTTCACTACAGCCTTAAGGATCAAACTTTTATCAGACAAACTTGTAGTCTGTTCAAATTTGACATTTAAAGCCATAAGCTTTCTTGCTGATCCACTTGGACTGCTATAACCTTGACATTCGGAATCATTCGTTAGGTTGATAAGTTTTTTTTCTTCAGCATATCTTCCAATACATTCAAGTGATGCCCAAACACATTGAATTCCAGTCTTATTATAGACTCTATCCTTCATAGGAATTGGAACCATTACATTTGAAACATCATCATCTTCATAGCCTTCGAAATTGGCTACTGGATTAGTTATTTTCTCATGTGAAACTTGAGCAACGCTTTGTAAGTTCGGTGCTTTAGCTACAACCAGAAAACACAATGAAAATGAAAGTATTGTACAGACAGAAATCAGGAAAAAACTTGCTTTTTTAGATTGCATATTCCTCCTTGAAAATTCCTATAAATATATAGGAAAATAGGAGTCTATGTATGCAATCATTACACAATAATATTATCAAATATATATTGATAATATTATTATTGGTGTGATTTTAAAATTTGTCTTACATTATTTATAATTTAGAGATCGCCTTGAATAAATTAAGGCGATCTCTTTGCGAATCATTAATCATCGTCTTCATCGTCATCATCCCAATCATCATCATCATCATCATCGTCATCATCGTCATCATCGTCATCATCGTCTTCATCGTCATCCCAATCATCTTCATCGTCATCATCGTCATCTAAATCGTCATCTTCATCTAAATCGTCATCATCATCATCAAAATCATCATCATCTAAATCATCATCATCTAAATCATCATCATCTAAATCATCATCATCATCATCCCAATCATCATCTTCATCGTCTTCATCGTCTTCATTATCGTCATAGTCATTATCATATTTCCAACTCTCTTTTTCTGAGAATTCTTTTGTATCCCATTCATCATACTGAATGAACAAATTGTTTTTATTTTTTTTATGATTCATATTTGCATCCTTTTATAAAAGACTTCAATACATAATATAAGAGGTTACAATGAAAATTTACAAGGTTTTTTTATTTTTTATGTTTTTTTTATCTGGATGCCAATTTATTGGTCTTGTTAGCCCTATTATTACGGGAATAATTATTTGGAAAGACGGCAGAGCGCATAAGTATTACGAACTTGAAGCTGATGTTTTATTTAAAGCGGTAAAGAATACTTGTTCTGATTTAGAATTCAAAATAATATCTGAATATAAAACTAAAAATGGATATTATGTCGGAGCAAAAGGAAGAGACAATTTTTCATTCCACATTGAAAAAACAAGAAATAATATAACCGATTTGAGTTTGCGTATAAATGCACTTGGCAATAAATCATATACGGAAATGATAATTCACAAGATTGATGATAATATCAACCTTGTGAATTATGATGATTATAAAACTTCTTTAAAATTAACAGACCTTCCTGTTAATATTTTGACAGAAGACCCTTGATATGGTTGAGCATGACTTTGTATTTATATAACAACCAAGTTTAGGTGCAGGTGTTGGTTCTGGAGAGTTACATTCGCAATCGACTGTAATTCCTTTTGAACCGCAACCAGCGTTATTTTCGCCCTTCCAAGGTTTTCCATATTCTGGAGATTGTGGATTGCAAGCATTGTTTGGATGGCAACGACACATAATTCTTTTTCTAATTAATTTTCCTTTTTTTATTTCAAACAACTGATTTTCTTCCGTACCGATAAGATTTTTACTTTGTAATTTATTGACACAAAGAGTTATCATTTCGGTGACTTCTTTTTCTGTGGTTTCAGTTGCGTGAATTAAATTTCTATTCTTATCTAAAATGTAAATGTTAGTGCAAGGAACATCAACAGAAAATGATTCTATCTTTCCGGAAAGTGCAGACAAACCATTTGTGAAATTTAAAGTTTTAATGGGTTTTGTTGTCCATATAAAACCATGATCTGTCATTTCTTGCATAGCATATTCAGATTTATTTTTTATTTTATTGTAATCAATATTGCTCAATAACTTTAAACTAGCAATAGGAATATTTCTATTGGCAAAAACTTGAGAAAGAACTATTTGATATTTCCCATTATTTTTAGTTCTATCATAATAAAGCATTTGAGCAGCACAAGAACTATAAAATTTAATTGTATTCGCAAATTGACATGCGTATAAAACATATTTTGCAGCAGTGTCTCTTGCCAATTTAAGAGCATCAATCGCTCCCATGCCATTTTGCAAGTTTTGCTTGAACATACTAACCAAACATTCATACCAAGTTCCAGTCCAAACCCTACTGAAATTATGAGGTTCATTTGATAATTCAGTATTTGGAGCATCTTCTGGCAAAGATGCTGGATCAACATACTTAAAATCATTTGAAGCATCTCTAAGTGCTAAGGCATAAGAAGGATCATTAGAAACATCAGAAATTGCTTTACCTAATTCTTCTGCTAATCGTGAAATTATATTAGACTTTGATAAATCATTAGAAGTTTCGCTCAACGCTCTGGTTAAAATTTGGTCATATTGCATAATGTTGCATATCGCAACAATATCTCCGAATGATTCATGAAATGCCCAAGCCTCATAAGATTGCGCACTCCACAGATCAGGTCTTAAAATATCTAGAAATGCGTGTCCGAATTCATGAGCTACAATATCTGCAGATTCAGATGCATATATCATTTTCTTGGTGATAGGATCTTTGTCGTAAAAGAATTTGAGTCCTTGTCGATCATAATAGGCATTAAAATCTTTTCCAGCCCTTGGATTTACATTCAAAATACTAACAGCAGCCCACTTCGTGAATGTCTTTTTTGTATCAACTAAGGATATGAGATATTTGGCGACTGTATTGATAGTCACATAACAACCCGCAGCTTCGCCCTGCAATGTGTTTGGTTCATAACCACCACCGACATATCCTGCGATATTCATTTTTAATGAACATGGAGTTGGTGGCAACAAATTTATCAATTGATCCGATGTTGTGGGATCATTTAAAATATATTTAATTTGCTTTACTGCTGGCACTGGTTTTGGTGTCGGCACTGGCAATTTTTTTGGACCTGATACTACCTCTTTTATTTCTGGAGATGAATTGAATAGATTGATTATTTTTTTAAACCATTGAATCATAATAAACCTCCTTGATATAGATTTTGAAATGTACTAAAATATATATGATATTATGAATCATAGATAAATTAAATTGGAGATTATCTAACCGAAAATCATGAATAAAGAAAAACTAATACAGGAACAAAGAACTATAGAAGCTATGAAAAATGGCTATATGGGATTAGAAGGTAAGTTTTCAAACATAGCAAAAAAGTTGGGATACCCAATAATTTCTCAATCTAGTCCAAATTTTCAACAAACATTTTTAGAAGATTTCTATGGGTTTGATGAAGAGCCAGATGATTTGCCAACTATGGATGAAGATGAAATGTTCAATGAGATTGGACATTCATTCGATGGGTATAAATTTGGTTGTAATTTAACTATAAATTTATTTTTTTCAAATATGGAAATTAATGTATCATACAATGGATATGTTGTTTATAAAGAAGTTACTGGAGAATTAGAAAGATATACTCCAAATGATGAATGGGAAAAAATTGTTGATAATTTATATGAATCTTCAATTAAAACAGATAAAAAAATGAGGCAAAAACAAGTTGAAGAAAATGTAGTTTTGGCGAACAGAAGAAAAAAAGAAATATTGGAGAAATTAAAAACAAAATGGGGAATATAAATTACAAAGAATTAAATGAATGTGGCATCGTAATATATCAAATAGAAAAAGGCTATGGAATTCAAAAAGTATCAACTCCAAAAGACAATCGTTCATTTAATGAAAAATTTTTTGAAAATGAAGATTTTTTAAAAGAATTCATAAATTCTTTGTTTGAAGAAGAAAAAAAAGTTTACAAAGCTATTATAAGATTTGATAGAGGATTGGGTATCGAATATAAAACTATTGAAAATATTCATTGCCAAAACGAAGCAGAAGCAGAAAAAATGGCACTGGAAACCAGTAAATTGTTAAATAACTGTAAGGTTGGGATAGCTGAGATAAAAATACGCAAACAAAATTAATATCAGATGGCATAAATAGAAATAGCCATATTCTTTACAAGAGGGGTATCATGAGCAATAACACTGAAAAATGGACTTTGGAAGACGGAAGGAAAGCCGAGAAGCGTGTGCAAGAAAACATAAATCACGCAGATTTAACCAGCGAAAAGGTTGTTGAGCTTCACATGGAAGATGAACGACCACTTAAGCTGAAACAAAGAGTTATTGAAAAAAGCAAGCCAATTATTTATGAACGCAAAATTGAAACAGTAGATGATGCTGGCAATGTTGTGGATGTAAAAATTGAAAGTGCAGAACCAAGAGTTCCTATGCAGCTTGTTGAACACATTTCTGCAGCTAATTCTTTTGCTGCTCAAGGCTGCAAAAAAGTTTGTCATCCTAAAGGATTGACAAAAGAAGATATGATTGAAGCCATAACCATGGCAATTAAATCTGTAAAATCTTCTGATGTTTGCGAATCAAGGATTAGTAGCCTTGGAATCGCAGATCAAATTGCCGAAAAAGTAAATGAAGATTCTAATAACGGTGTAACCAATAAAATTCTTATTGGCGTTATTATTGTTCTTGCCGCTGGTTTGGGATACATGTTATTTGCAATGTAATGATTCTAAACAGATAAAACTAAATTGGGGGAAGCTTCACAACTTCCCCTTTTTTTCTATTCATATCTTTGAAAATAAAGAAATTTTATCAATTCATAAAAAAGTTTCTATCGCAGAATTGGAAGATAGTGCAGAAAATTGGTCTCTGAGAGAATTTTCTTTACGCCTTCCTGATTCCAAAGGTAGTCTCATATCCAGCGGAAACATATAACCATTTGTTGTCTGCCATAATCGTTTGAACTGGTGAAGATCTACTGTCGGTATCATCTAATCCCA